GTGATAAGATGTCAAGGCCTTTTGTTAGTGTAGTCTGCCCAACATATAACCGCCGACGATTTATTCCGCATATGCTAGCATGCTTTTTGTCTCAAACATATCCCCAGAATCGGATGGAACTTGTTGTTTTAGATGATGGCTCCGATAAGATTAAAGACCTAATAGATGCGTCTGGATTAACAAATATTGTGTATCTAGCAGAAAATGAAAAGATGAATATTGGAATGAAGCGTAATAAACTAAATGCGGTCGCAAAAGGAGATATTATCGTCTGTATGGATGATGATGATTATTATTCTCCAGAACGGGTTGAACATGTTGTCAAGAAACTAATGTCAAATCCAAAATATGATATTTGCGGCTCTTCGCAGATTTTCATGTATTACACCGACATTCAGAAGATTTATCAGTTTGGACCTTATGCACCGAACCATGCCACAAATGGTACATTTGCGTATCGGCGACGATTTCTAGAAAAACATACATACGATGAAACTGTGACTCATGCAGAAGAAACATCATTTGTAAATAAATATACTGAGCCTATGCTCCAACTTGATCCTTTCAAAGTTATGCTTGTAATGGCACATTCAGAGAATACCTTTGATAAGAAAAAAATGCGGGAGAACCCCAATCCTTTTGTAAAGTTAACAAACTATAAGATGAAGGATTTTATTAAGAGACAACCGGATCTTCTTGCGTTTTATGAGAAGGCTTAACCGAGGATTGTTTCAAGTGTTACAGGAATAGGATTAATGTCTTTAGGATGCGGTGTTTCCTTTAACCATGTCATTTGTTTAATTACATCGTTATCGGGCGTCCAAATTGTATTTATCCAACTATTTCGTCCAAATAAGTAATTTGAAATAAACCAATCGTATTTTTCCACGTAGGAAAGCGGAAAAAGAGCATATTTTTTGGGCGATGCTGCGTTGTTTGTTATTCCAATGAAAATATAATACGGAATAATGAAAATAAAACAGAATGAAGCATAAATACCGAGAATGATTCGCATCAATGGAGGTTTATAAATAAAATCATTCATAATTAAACTAGGAGATAATACAATAAATCCGAGAAGAAGAACAACTACAAACGATGCACCAACATAAACTCCGAGTTTTTTGCCAAATCGTTCTGAGTCAAATGTGGAGCGATCTTGTAATGATTCGCCTGCCATAAATCCTATATTCTAAATAGAGAATGCTTGGGCATAAAACACGAAATAGTAGGATTCTCATACGAAAGACTTTGCGAAAGAAAAGAGGGTCAACAGACTATATTGTTGCAATTCCCTCTTATAAACGTGCAGAGACCCTACGCGATAAGACTCTACAAGTGTTAAAAGAGCACAAGATTCCAGCAGAACGGATTCATGTGTTTGTCGCCACTCCAGAAGAGAAGGAACGCTATGCGACTACACTGGAGGCGGGAACTTACGGGAAGTTAATCGTAGCCATCCCGGGAATGGCAGCCGTACGCAACTTTATCACAGAGTATTATCCTGTGGGCCAGCAAATTGTGAATATAGATGATGATATCAAGGGTTTCTTAGAGTTTTCAGAGACGGCAAAGCGACATGAAATGCCCCTCCGGAACTTAGATAAGTTTATTCGTGAGGCTTTTGCTGAGTCTGCCAAGACCGGTTTCCGCCTATGGGGAATCTATCCTGTGCCGAACGGATTTTTCATGCGTGCTGGAGCACCAACGACTGATTTGAAATATATAATTGGAGCCTTCTGGGGAATTACTAATCCAGGTATTGATGTTCTGAAGGTCACAATTGATGACAAGGAAGACTATTTGCGGTCTCTCATTATGTATGTAGCAGATGGGGGTGTTCTTCGGTTCCGTACAGTAGCACCCAAGACGGCTTATTATAAAGAAGCAGGAGGTATGCAGGAAGAAAGAACCATGAATCGTGTTACCAAGTCCGCGGAAGCCTTACATAAGGCATTTCCTGATTTAACAAAATTAAATGCAACAAAGAAGTCGGGGTACTTGGAACTCCGACTGCGTGATGCTCGGCCTGAGGCGGAGAAAAAATTTGGTTTGGAAGCCTTGCGTAGATACACAAAACCCAGTGTTCTTTGATTATACAGCAAACTGTAGTGAACCCATACCCGACGTGATAATTAAGAAGTTTACGCTTTCCACATAGACTGTGAAATCGTAATCGTATTCTGCGTTTGGTGGTAAAGGATAAGGATTGACTTCTAGTTGAAAGTTATTAATAACAGACACATTTAGGGAGCCAGAAGGCTGGAGAAGGTCCGACCCTTTGGTCGCAAAACTGTATACATAAAGAGGACCAATTGAATCTTTTCCTACTACGCCAGTAGTCGCACCTATTAAGTTATCATACGGCTGCTGGAGACTGAAGTATTCTGCGGGTTTCTCCTCAAAAATCTCATTGCCCATACACAGGATTCTAGCAGATTGTAAAATATCATGTTGTGTTCCTGCAACTATGATTCCCGAACTTCCAGCAATAGGAACATTGCTAGAATCTCTGCCTGCTTGAATGGGCCGAACATCTGCGTATTTCCAGTTTGTACAATTTAAATAATCATTCCGATAGACGATTGAATCACTGCGGCGACCAAACCAAATCATACGGCGAATCATATTATGTGCGTCCAAATCAAACTTTGTGCGGCTATTAACTGCTTGATAATTAAATCCTTGAATTTGTGTGGTTATATATTGAAATGTTTGACCAGACATAAATTTTCTTTCTTCATCTGCTAGATAGACATAGTTCACCTGTAGAGAAGGCTGTAGATTAAAATATTCTGTGGGCGGTACAGTAACTCCATAATCTACATAAAAATTCTGCGGTGTTCCACTTAGATCAGTGGAGGATTGATATCTTGCACTGAATGAATCATTAGTTCCAACAATGGCCACATTCTGATATCCATAGCGAACACGGAATCCTTGGTCATCTGTCACAGTATAGATATTGCGGAGAGGTTGGAATGTAACTTGGATTTCTACTTCGTGGTACTGTAAGGCAATTAAAGGCAAGGAATTTCCGAGGCCTTCGGTAAACCAGAACGGTAGCGGAATAAGCAGATAACGACCGGGAATACTGGGATTATTTGCTTGAGGACTAGTTGGATTTACACCCGTATAAGCTTGTGTAACATTTGGATATGTTTTGCCCGTTGTTGCTGAGTAAACTCCATTTGCGGGGTCATGTATTTCTGGAGTATCACCCACTAGAACACGCCATTTACTGTAATGGTCTGTGTTATAGTCTAGTTGAGCACGAATTGCCAACCATTCTCCCGTAAACTCTTGGATTTTAGAGCCTCCTACAAAGATAGCAATAGACTGGATAAGTTGTGCACCTAGTTGATGCACCCACTGGAATTGATGCGGATTTGGTCTTCCTGCTACAATTTTACTGTAAATATCAGGAATACGCACACGCAAAGAAATACCTCGTACAAGGTCAGCAAAACGCTGGACTTTAGTGCGAACACGTATAGGCATATCCAAATTTAATTCTTGAGGGCCGTCCAGTGGAATTGTAATATTCTCTTCGCTGAAATGGGAATGACGTTTGAATGTCTTGTAAAAATAAGTAACCTGTGGATTACCGTTTATAACAATATTCTGGCGACCAAATGAAACTAAAGGTATTAAGCCACCGGGCATCTCTGTTTTATCTGTAAGGAATATATAGAACTTCTTAAACTATGAATCTCATAGATTCAGGGTTTGGAAATTAGAGTTTGTACATTGTGTTTACATAGCCTGGTAGCTCTGTACCCACCAAGCATCCGCCATATAAGGAGGGATTTGGTTCTGAGCACTGACAATCTTGGATGAAGGTCCCTGTCTGTACAATGAGTCAATCTCCGCATAGGACAACGCATATGCGAAGTAGTTAAAACGGCTAATCATACCGTCAGCCTTACCATTCACATTGTAACGGCTGTCAGGAGCAACATCAATACGGTTGTCCTCATTTGAGATATTCTGGAAAGCATATACATCACCGAAGTTGAGCTTAGGAACAGAGGATAGATTCATACGCTGAATTACGTTACCGTTGATGTAGACATCAATGCTGCGACCCTTGCATGAGATAACCAAGTGGAACCACTTCTCAACCGGGATATTCGGGATTTCAACGAAGTTGTCCCACTTATCGGCAGAACCCACGTAGACACGGAGCGTATTTTTATCACTCAATGTATAGACTCCAGGGGAAATTAGCGGATAAGCATCCGGCGGTGGTGAACCCTTGTGGAAGACGTGGCGAAGCATATTCTGCTCCTTACCGAAGTTTGAATTACGGAAATTTAGGAATACTGAGTATGTGAACTCTGTGCCATTGACTTCATTTCGGCTCATAAAACACGTTTTAGACGAATCTAAATTGGGCTCTTGTGTGTATGTATCACTAGATGTTGTTGTATCAGGCTGTAAGACAGTGTTCATTTCCAGCCATGTATTGTAAAGTATTCCCAGGTTGTTGAGAATAGAAAGAAATACATACATGAAGAGAACTACAACAACCGCCTGTAGAACTTGATCTAAAGTACCGGTTCCAACAATATTGGGCATTATGGCATCCATATCTCTTCTCTATCTTAGGTGTAATAATTTCAGACAGTATAACTGTGCGAAATTATATATTTAGTATGTGAATTTTAGTATTTATTGTCCACCTGCAGCCGCCATGGGATTTGACAGTATATTTCCGAGTGTACCACTTGTGGTCAAGCCAGCAGAATCCAGGGCATTCGCGACTGTACCAGGCACGTTGACACTCTTTGAGCTTGAGCAAGAGGCCTGCGGAGGTGTCACCTTGTAAGCACTGTAGGTCAGATTGATTCCAAAGAGGGCCAGGAGTCGGTCAACTAAGGTGTTGCTCTTCAGGGTAGGACCAGCCTGGTAGAGGGAATAGGCACGGTCAGGCGTGATAGCATAACTGAAGAGTTGGACCTTGCTCAAAGCACCGCCAAATCCACCGAACTGGCACGCATCCACTGTGATACCAGCAGAACCAACTGCCTTAGGGAACTGGATTACATTGTCCAACATGCAGCTGCGGCTCAACTTGCCATCTAGATACACATCGCAGACACGTCCATTGACAACAATGTTCACGTGAACCCAGCGTTGAAGGTCAAACTCAGGTAAGTCGCAAACAGGGTAGTTAACTGTGTTCATGAAATCCTTCATTCCCGCATTTTGGGGACCGAAGAGATTGTTGTAAGCAGTTACATCAGTGTACTCTGTACCAGAGGTTGTAACTGTGTTTGCCGCGTTGGCTCCTACACCGCTGGGTGTATTTGTACCCGCTGTGCGGACACGAATCATGAGTTTATTCTCAAGAGGATAAATACCGCAGACAATGGAGTTGTAGTTAGCACCCGCACCCTTCAATGTAACCACGTGCTTCATGCGTCCGGAACGTACTTCCCAGTCACTTATATACATCCAGAAGGCCAGAGTACATTCACCACCCGTAAAGAGGAGCGGCAAGTTGTCTTGATCCGTATCGGTCGTCTTTGATTGAGCAACTGCACCGTCATTGAACTCTAATACAAGAGCCTCTCGGGGATCCTTCTGCGGATAAACAAGGCGATATACCGCATAGACGATTACAAATGATACAAGAACATAGATGACATTTGTCGTTAAACTTCCGCCACCCGCACCAGAAAGAGCCGCTCTAGCATTGTTCATTCTCTAAGAATAGCAAATACAAAAACCGGGCA